CCATCACCATTTGCAACTAAACCAGTAGCTTGAGTTGAAGCATAAACACCAGCAGAAAGTTTACGGTCAATAGCATTTGCTAAACGTGTACCAAGTTGGCGAACATTCATTGCGATTGTGTCGTAACGAGCTACTGCTTGTTTCCACTTATCAACTCTACGAGATTCGTACTGAGGTCTGTCAAGAGGTACGATGATTTCATCTTGTGTACCATTAGAAACATTTACACGAGTACCAGCTTGGTATTCAGTTAATGCTCCATCATCTCTATCTTCTTTACCTTCGATGATAAATGAACCAGCCGCAGAACCTTCAGGAATTGTATCCATACGAAGTAAGTTCATAAAACGAGTCTTACGCTCGAAAGCCTGTAACACGTCAAGTGTTATGTCTCTTGTTAAATCATTTGATGTTTCTGTTCCGATATTCGGAGTAGTATTGCCATCATAAGCCATTTTGTATCCTTTGTTTTTTGTGTGTTTAGGTTGTGGGTTGCCTAGTATGCACAAGTCTCAAAGAACCGACCTAAAGAGGAGGGGTTTGGAAGATGTTATATAAGTCAGGCTGTAAGCCCAACTAACCATTACCATAAGTATAGCAATGTTTTTATTCTAAAGTCAAGAGACCTAGTTATGACCATACACAACAGCATCAGGTGTCATGCGTAGTCTTGCTTGATAGTTCTTCTTAGCCGTAGGGTCTCTACGACCAGCCGGAGAATCAATATAATCCTTGTCTTTGAACAACTCTTTACGGTCAGCATACGGTCTAATACCAGTGTTATGTGGTTGACCTTGAATACGTTTATGAGTAGTTCCATCCTTCAGAGCCTCTTGGTATTTACCATTAAGCCATTGGATTGCAATAGTTGAAGCTTCAGGAGAACCATTGACATCAGATGTGAATACAGTCTTCTCAGCATCACTAAGATTCTCTGCTCCCCATTCTTGCATAGCTGTATAGTTATCTTTACCACCAACAATACCATAAGCACTATTGGTTCTATCAGCTATACCTCTAGCTTCATCTCTGAACTTATAGATAGCAAGTTCTTTCTCTGTTGCATTAGTAATACCCTCAGTCAACTTGGCTTCCATATCAGGAGTTAAAACCATACCACCTTCTAGGAAAGATGGAAGAAGTTCATTCACAACAGCATTAGTATTAACTGTCTTCTCTTCTAATTGTTGTTGACTACCTTCAGCTTTCTTCTGCTCACTGATTGTTGCAGACTTAAAATCTTCTGCCTCTTTCAGTTTAGCAAGAACATCATCAATAGAACTAAATCTTCCATTGAGTTTACCATCCTTGAACTTACCTTTGATGTCATCACTTAAATCAAAACCAGCAAAGTCTGTTGCTGTTGGTTGCTCACTTGGTAAACCCGAAGGTTCAGGAGCATCTACCGCTGGTGTATCAACTGGTGTATCTACTGCCTCACTCATAGTCTATCCTTCTCTACCGAATACATCACGTTTGAAGTTCAGTTTGATTGGTCTGTCTCCACGCAATTCTGCTTCTGATAATCTCCACACATACGATTGGAGTTCCTGTTGTGTAAGACCAAACTTTTCCATAACCATTGAAGGAGACCAATCAGAGTTAATAAAAGTACGAAGAGTCTCAATATCAAACTTAGAAACAACCTTGATACCTCTACGGATTAAGTCTTCAGTGTAACCATTCCCGTAGAATACTTTACAGCCTTCAGCTTGAACCTGACCATTAATAACAACTGGTTGTTCCATATCTTCAATAACTGAAACCAATCTGGCTTCTGCCTCTTCTTTAGCTTGCTTGTTTAATGCAACACTATCTTGCAGAGCTTTATTCTCTGCCTCTAACTCTGCTGTATTTGAACCAGCTTCTAGTTGTTCTCTAAGAGCTTTGTTCTCTGCCTCTAAGTCTGCTACTGTTTTTCTTCCCATTGGATATCCTTATTGTTGTGGTTGTTGAGCGACAGCATTAGCACCATTTATACCAGCTTGTTGACCACCAGCGGTTGCTACTGCTTCTTCACCCATTTGTTGTGCCTGTTGTGCTTTCATCTTAGCCATCTCTGCTTCGACTTCTGCTGGAGTCTTCATAAGACCAACAGTGTTGACATTCTCATAACTTGCGTATCTGTTCAGTAATTCAGAGTCTTTGAACCAATGTCTCAGTTGTAAAGCCTCTGCTCTTTGAACAAGTGCATCAAGTTTCTGAGCCTCTTGTGAACGACCTAACGCATCAAGTCCAGTAAGTATTTCTACCTCAATGCTTTCAAACTTGATTCCTAATTCTAGCATAATCTGATATACAATCCATTTTGACCATTGTAGAGAAAGCTTAGAATAGATACCAGCCAACGATGAAGTCTCTAGCTCTTGAGCCATAAAGTTAATCTCTTCAGCGGTAACACGTTCAGCATCTCTAGTAACAGATTCATTCATTAAGAACGCTTGAGATAAAGTCTTTTGAAGTTGTTGCTCTCTCTCCATAGGAACTTGAAAGTCAAAATTCTTCTGAATCTGTAATGCCGTAACATCATCTGCAACACCATCAATAACATCTCCGTTGACTGAATCAGATACAGAGTCCTTACGAGTACGACCACCCTTCTCATTAACAAACAATAGAACCTTCGCCTGAATGATAGCACCATCAGTAAGAAGTTTAGCAAGCTTATCTAGTTGCTCAATATCCTGATAGTAATCTTCTGCAAAAGGTCTATGGTAAGTATCTCCAACCATCCAAGTCCAACCAAGGTATCTGAACGGTAAGTCATCATAAGTCTTGTACGTTTGTTCTTGACCTACAATCTCTTGGTCAATCTCTTGAGTTACTACCCAGCCGTCAGTTTCTTTATCAAGTTCTGCCATCGTATAAAGTTTGTACTCATCTGCTTCTTCCTTAGGAACAATCTCATCAGGTAACACTTTTAAAGTCTCAACGAAACACATTTTTATAGGTAAACCCTGTTCATCAAGGTCAGCAACAAAGCTCATAAGAGGATGTAATGCAACGCCTTTCTTCTCTTTCTTCTCAACGATAACTGAACCAACAACCAATAGTTGAACAATGATATCAAAGAGTGAAGAACGAATCTGTTGTAGTTCAATCTCTGAGTTCACTGTACTAACATTAGCTGATAGTGCTTGATAAATCTTAGCCTTGTTATCTTCAGACCCTTGAGTTAAAGCCAACAGCTCTTCAGGATTTGGAACATATCTAAACGAAGAGGTTGATGGTGGAAGTAAAGCCATACCCATCTTAGCCTTGAGTGTATTGACAAGTCTACCACCAAATGATTGATTGGTTGAATCTGTCATAGCAGTTGTGCCTGAGTCAGACTCCTCACGGATTACATAAGGTAGAGTCAACTTGGCAATAGCCTTAGCTCTATCTTCATACTGTGAACGGTCACTTTCCTTAGCGGTATAAAACTCACTAGGTAACTGTTTTTCTTCTTCAGCCATTACTTATTCCTTTTCTTTGGTTGTGGGTCTAGTTGTAGTTTAACAAAGTTTACAACATCACGATAAGCCTTAGCTCTGATTAGTTGCTCCTGAGTTTTAATCCCATCGAGAGTATCAGGATATGTATTCTCAAGTGCTTCGATAAGCTCTAAGTTTCCCATCTTAAAATCCTAATGTAGATACAGACTTGGTAGGTTTAGTACCCTGTATTCCACTTGTCTTAGTTGGTGTTAAGAACTCATTGTACGAACCAAGCTCTTCATCATCACCAGTACCATATTCAAATGCTGGTTCATTCTCAGACTCAGCCTGTTCAAGTAGAATCTGCTGTTCTTGTTCTCTAGCTTGGTCTTCAAGTCTTTGCTGTTCAGCCTGAGCGTCTTCTTGAGCTTGCTCTTGTCTTCGCCCCGTTACTGCACCAGCACCTATCGTTAATGCGATTGCTGTTCCAATTCCCATCTATAATCCTTTCACAAAACAAGATTGTTCGCCATTGCTAACGAACCTATCCGTAAATCGTTTGATGCAACTGTCTTCTAAGGTTGACATTATCATAACCTTACTGTGGAGTCTAGTCCACTTTAATATCATCCGTTGCATAGCGAACGTATATTGTTGGTTGTCTTTAGCTATTGAGTTAATAATATAAGCATTGCCTTCGTGTTCGGTTATCACAACCAATCCGAAAAGCTCTCCATCCTTCTCAAACGGATAAACATTAGATTGGTCTGCAAGCATTAACACTTCATTCCAACCTTCTGTAATTTCTCCATTAGGAAAGATAGAAGAGTACATTATGGTCTATCTCTATTAATCAACTTAACATCTTCACTGAACTCAGCTTGAATTGAACACTTAGTACATTCAATCTCTTTGACTCCATCAA